TCAGGGCAGGATAAACCGCGCCACGATGCGGCGGGCCCAGGGCCGCGTCAGCGGGGATTCCACCACTGCGTGACCCTGGAATGCGTGAATGAAGCTGGGCCGGTCGCCCGTTTCGGCGGCGACGCCCAGATGCTTGGCGATACCGCCATGCCGCATCCGGAAGAGCAGGATGTCACCGGCCTCGGCGACCTCACCTCGCGGGCGTTCCGGCATCAATCGCCGCGCCGCAGCCCACATCCGCTCGTCGCCCTGCGGCTCCCCCCAGTCGAGCGTATAGGGCGGCACCCCGCCCGGCTCGTCTCCGTAGAGCGTGCGCCAGATCCCCCGCACGAGGCCGAGACAGTCGGTGCCGTGCCCCTGCACCGACGCGGCGTGGCGATAGGGCGTCCCGATCCAGCCTCTCGCGATCGCCACGACCTCGGGCCGCATCAATACCGATCTCTGGCAGCCTCGAACGCCGCCTTGATGTCCTCTGCGACCCTTCGCCCGGCACGGCTCCCCCCATGGTTCCCGCCCTTGCGCTTCGGATAGGAGGTCAGCCAGTCCTCGCCCGGGACATGCGGAAAGCCGCGGTAGTTGACGAAGTTGTCGAACTTGCCGATGCAGGTCGTATCGCGCTTGTCGCATCCCGCCTCGACCCTCAGCCGATCCCCCGGCGAGACCTCGGCGCGGATCTCCTCCCAAAGCTCGATCCGCCTGAGGATCCCCTCCGCCCGGTCCTCCTTGATCGCTCCGATGAGCCCGGCAGCGCGTCCCGACAGGATCTGCGCGCGGCCCCTCTCGAACCACCGCCGCGCATGGCCCTCCGCGCCCGCGATCCAGAAGATCCGTCCTGCCTCGACCACCGTGATCTCGGCCTCGACGGAAAGACCGGGCGCGTCCAGATCTACGCCGCAGGACGCATCCCCCAGCACCGCCGCGCACCCGGTCTGGTAGATGCGCCCGGTCGGCCGGTTGAGCGTCTCCGTCCGCCCCCTGAGATCCGCCCGAAACGCCCCGCCATCCCTGACGACCTCCCCGAGATTCCCCGCGAACACCACCGTCCTTGCTGCGGGATCGGTCCAGTCCACCAACCATTCCGTGACCTCGGCGCCATCGTATCGCCCGGCGAGGATATCCTCCTCCGTGATCGCGTCCGCAGACAGGAGCCCCGCCGCTTCCGTGTTGTCTACCGACAGTCCGGTGGACTGAGCGACCGCCCGCGCCGACAGCCCTGCATCCGCCCGGAAGACCGTTCCGCCGAATTCGAGCGGTTGATCGTGATCGGTGAAACCCAGCGTCACACCATCCCCCCGGACAATCGCCCAGGCACGGCAGACGGTACTGGCGCCCGCCTTCATCCGCGCCGCCAGCGTCTCCCGTCCCCCGCTCACAGCCGAACCTCGACGACGGGGACGTTCGGAACCTCGCCGGCCTGGAAGCTCGCGACGGACACCTCGATCCGGTCCGTGTCGAACCGCACCGGCACGTCGAACTCGAACCCCGCCGTGACACGGACCCCGATATCGGGCGCCTCGGCGAAGGTGAGGACACCGCGCGCTGCGTCGAGCTCCCAGTGGACCCCGTCCCGCAGCTCGTCCCCCTCGAGGCCCGCGCGCACGGTTCCGTCCACCGGCTTCAGGATCGGGCGAACGTACTCCGCATCTCCCGAACGGTAGGTCTTCGACAGGGCGAACTCGCGCCGGACCCCGTCCCCCTCGCCGATGATCTGGTCCTCGAAATCGATGTTTCCGGACGGCGCGCAGGACGTGAAGTCGGACCAGTCCTTCCAGCGAAAGCCGATGAGTTGCCCGCGCCGCGCCTCGAAGAACGAGATGAGGCGCGCGATGTCGTCGAGTGAGCACAAGGCAAGCCCCGCATCGTAGCGCCGCCGCGAATGGGCCCAGGGCGTGTTGCGCTCCTCGAAGCCGTTCACCAGCGCCGCAATCTCCGTCCGACGCTCCGGCCCGCCCACCGAACCGAAGGAAAGAGATGTCGGGAAGCGTATGTCGTGGAAATCCTTCATGTTGCCTCCTTCAGCGATTGCGCTGACCGCGTGCGAGCGCCCGGCCCATCTGCGCCGCGATCTGTCCCTGGCTGCGCTGGAAGCCGGCCACGTCCGGCGTCCGGACGTTCACGACCACATTGACCGGACGCCCCCCGCCGCCCGCCGAGACGCCGAGCCGACCATCCGCGCCGCGCGTAAGCGGCATGATCGCCTCCGGTCCCGCCTCGCCCATCAGCCCGCTACCGCCGCGCATCGCGAACGTCGTCGGGGATGTCACCACGCCCCCCTTCGCGAACGGCATGACGCGCCCCGCCGAGAACGTCCCGCCATCCGCGAACGCTGCCGCCGAGCCGATCCGGGCCAGCTGCTGCGCAACGACCCCGCCAAGGGTCTTCGTCACGGGTTTCATCGCCGCGGTGTAGGTCGCACCGGCGATCGACTGCGCCACACCGCGCAAGGTGTCCGAAAGCCGCGCCCCGTCCAGCGTCAGGTCCTTGAACGCCCGTCTCAGACCCCGGTCGATCCCTCCGCCGAGAGCACCGACGCTCCCGGTCGCCGCGGAGAGGCTTCCCCGCATCCGCTCGAGTTCGGCGCTGAAGACCGCCGTCATCGTTCCGGCATCGTCGAGCTGGTCCTCGAGCGCTTCCATCTCGGCGCGGATCGCATCCGTTTCTTCAGGCCCCATCGCCGCCTCCATCGTTACTATCGGGAAAGGCGCGGGCGAGCTCTGCAAGCCGCGCGCGCGTGAGTGGCGGAGCCTCAGTTTCGAGGCCGAGCATCAACGCAAGCTCCGCCGGGGTCAGGCACCAGAACGCATCAGGTCTCATCCCCAGCCCGCCAAGGCCGAGGCGCATCAGGCCCGCCCAGTCCATCAGCGTTCGGGCGGCGCGAAGGCGCGCGCCAGAAGCTGCGCCGCGAGCCGCGCGGCCTCCACCGGTCCACCCCGGATCTCCGCTCGCACGAGATCGGCCGCGCGTCCGTCCCAGCCGCCACCGCGGAGCCCGGCCACGATCAGCGCAAGGACATCCGTCGCGGAAAAGCAGCCGGCCTCGAAACGCTCGACCAGCTCCACCAGCGTTTCCGTCTGCAGCTCCGCCTCCAGCTCCGCCAGCGACCCGAGCGTCAGCTTCGCCCGATGCGCGACACCGTCGAGCACCACCTCGACTTCTCCGGCCCATGGATTGGCCATCAGGAGAGCGCCGTGAAGGACAGACGCCCCGCAGAGGCTAGCGACAGCTCGAACGTGGCCTCCCCGTCATGCGAGCCGGCATACTCGATGGCGACAATCTGGAACGCCCCCTCGATGATCCCGAAGGACGGGATCACCACCTGGAAGTCCGGCGTCGCCCCGTCGAAGAAAATCTGTCGCGCCCGCTCGTCGGTATCGGCATCGCGGAACACCCCCGATCCGCTGATCGACGCGCTGCGGGCGCCGGCCCCTGCCAGGAGCTCGCGCCAGCCCCCCTGGCTCTCGAGCGACGTGACGTCCACGGTCTCGGCGTTGAACGACAGACGGCTCGCCCGCAGACCGGCGATGGTCTGGAACTGCCCGGCTCCCGTCAGGTCGAGCTTGATCAGCAGGTCCCTGCCCGATTGTGCGGCCATGATGCCTCTCCCGATAGTTGTCTGAAATCACGCGCTCGCATCGACACGGATGTCGAAGCGCAGGTCGATGGTGCGGCCCTCGCCGCCCCGCTGACGCTTTGCGATGGCGCGGGCAAAGCGCAGGCTCACGACCCGGCCGCCCGCCAGGGCGGGTCTCGCTCCGTCGAGGGCGATCGAGATCGCAGCCGCCGCCTCCTTGGCCGCGGCGAACCCCGCCGTGACGGAGACGACCCGGAGGCTTACCCGGTGCCACGCCCCCGCCCCGCCGCTGTCCCCCGCCGCCCGTACGCTTTCCTCGCCGAGCGTGACGTAGAGCGGTGGCACGGCGCCCGGCGGCGCCGCGTCGAAGATGTCGCCACCGACGAGCGCCGTGAGTGTGGCGTCGGCCGTCAGGAGGCCGAAGATCGCGCTCTGGACCTCAAGTCCAAGGGCGTAGCTCATGACCGTACCCCCTCCTCGCTCGCGTGGCACAGAAGGTAGCGGCCCTCGATATCCCCTTCCGCCACGGCATTGATGCGAAACTTGCGCGCGCCCATGGCGAAGCGCTGCCCCGCAACCGGACGGGCAAGGTTGCCTTCGGGGGACGCACGGACCGTGATCCGCCACTGCACCCGCGTGCCCGGCAAGTCGCCGAGACCGGCCTCCCGCGCTGCCCCGGCCTTGAGTTCCCCCCAGAGCGAGCCGAGCGCTCTCCACCCGGTCCGAACGCCGCCATGTCCGTCCGGCACGCGCTCCCTTGCCTCGAGCACGAGGGAGCGATTCAGCCTTGGCACGGTCATGCCCGCCGCCCCCCGAGCCGCACCTGACGCCACGGACCGAGAAGAACGGAGATATCCGCAGGCGGCCCCTTCGCCTCGCCGGTGCGATACTCGTAGAACTTCGCCGCCTGGATCAGGACCGCCTGCGCCAGATCCGCGGGAACGCTCTCCCAGTCGTCGCCGAAGCCAGCCGTGAGATGCACCATGACCGTCCCGCCCTGCGGCGCAGACGGAAACGGCCGATCCCTCGCCACCAGCCGCGGGCGCCGCCAATCCGGGGCCAATCGCCAGCGGTCCTCCGCAAGGGGGATCTCAGCTCCCACCCGGTTCGTGTAGGTGATCTGCGTCACCGCCGCGATCGGCGCGATCGGCAGATCGACGCTCGCACCGCCGGGCCATCTCTCGGGAGCCCAGAGGAAACTGCGCGCGAGGAGCGACAGCCCCGTGCCGGCCTCGACGGCGGCCATCGCCGCCCGCAGGATCGTCTCCACGAGCGGGGTCTCCGCGCCATCGTCGGAAAATCCCCGTCCCAGACGGAGATGCGCGTTCAGCTCGGCCACCGGCAGGGCCGACGCGGGACACGCGCTCAGTTCGGTCAGCATCGGGGTATCCTCCTTGGCCGCCGCGACGTCGTCATGATGGAGGGGCGGCGCCCGGTCCCCCGGCCCGCCGCCCGGCTTCGGTTCAGCTTGCGGAGAACCGCATGACCTTGATCGCGCTGAAATCCGTGACATCCCCGCCGATCCGCTTGGTCGCGTAGAACAGGACATACGGCTTGGCGGAGAACGGATCGCGGAGCACCCGCAGGTCCGGCCGTTCGGCGATCGTATAGCCGGCACCGAAATCGCCGAAAGCGAGGGCCGCGGCGCCGGGCGCGATGTCCGGCATGTCCTCGGCGATCACCACCCGGTACCCGAGGAGCCGCGCAGGCTCCCCCTCGGCCAGGCCGTCGCTCCAGAGGAACCGCCCATCCGCGTCTTTCAGCTTGCGCACGGCACCCGCCGTTCGGGAGTTCATCACGAAAACGCCGTTCGCCCGGTACTCGGCTCCGAGTGCGTAGACGAGGTCGATCAGCGGATCGGCCTCGGCAAAGTCGCCCTCGGCCCCCGAGGCCACGCTGCCGATCTGACCCCAGCCCGGATCGACGTCTTCCGAGATCGGATGCGTCAGGAATCCCCGCGGCATGTCGAGGCCGTCCCCGAGGACGAACGCCGCCGCTTCGGCCCGCGCAAACCGCTGGGCGATCCGGTCCGCCAGCCAACCGTCGATATCGAAGGCGCTGTCATCGAGGAGCCGCTGACTGGCCTTCGGCATCGCCGACAGCTCGTGCAGCGCAATCGCGATCTTCTCGATTTGCGGCGTGTCGCTGTCGCTCGGCGCCGCAGTCTCGCTGCCCCAGCCCGACCCCAACTCGCCGTGATCCACGAGCACGTCGAAGCTGCCCGCCTCCACCTGGGCCACCGTTGCCACGCTCCGGATCGATGCCGAGGAGCGCAGAACGGTCGAGATCCGCTCCGCCGTGTCGGGATCGACGAGGTAACCACCATCGGCCGCCACCGTCGTCGTCATCGACTTGCCCTCGAGCTCCAGCCCGCGAAGGCCGTCATCGTCGCCGTTGCGCAGGTAGGTATCGAGCGCCTTGCGGTGGGGCGCGACATCATCCCGCGTCGTTTCAAGGGCGTGACGCGCGGTGGCGGAAAGGGTCTTGCGGTCCAGCATGGTCAGTCGCTCGTCCTGTTTGTTCAGTTTGCGGGTGATGTCGGCGCGGAACCGCCCGACTTCGCGCAGAAATCCGTCCATTGCGGCCCGGATGTCCCCGTCGGGCGCACCTTTCCCGCCCGTGGCTCGTGCCTCGGTCTCGCTCATCGCTCGTCCTTTTCGCTGCTGTCAGTTCGTCCGCCCGGAGCTGTCCGGGGTCAGGCTCCGTTGATCGCGGCAAGCCGCCGCCGCGCCGTCTCGAAGGCCCGGGCCAGCTCGTCTCCACGCTCCGGGGCCGAGCGCCCGGTCTTGACGGTATCGGCCCCCGCCGCCGCGATCCGCGCTTCGATCTGCATCGGGAACGTCACCAGAGACACCTCCCACAGATCGATCTCGCGCAGGACCCGGACGCCGTCCACGTCGCGCTCCGCCCGTGTCGTGCGGTATCCGATGGAAAGGCCCTCGATTGCCCCCGCCGAGAGGAGCGCAGCCGCTTCCCGCGCCCGTGCCACTTCGGGCAGGAGCCGTCCCTGAACGAGAAGCCCCGTCGCATCCTCCCGCACCATGTCCCAGACACCGATGGGCTGTGCCGGGTCGTGCTGCCAGAGCATCTTCACCCGCCGCCCGCTTCGCTCCAGCGCCGCGAGCCCCTTGGCGAACGCGCCTTCGGCCACCCTGTCCCCGCCGCGGTCCTGCCGCCCGAAAAGCGACGCATACCCTGAGATCCGAAGCCCCTCGCCGATCACCGGCCTGTCGCCGAGCACGCAAAACTTGCGCTCCAGCGCGATGCCCTCCGTCCTGTCGCCCGCATCCATCCGCATCTCCCCTCCGCTCAAGTGGCCGCCGCACCCGGCTCTGCGGGCAATCCCAGCAGAACCCGCTTTTCTCCATCCGTGAGGAAGTCCGCCTCGCCGATCCGCCGCCACTGAGCCTCTCGCTCGGCCGAAAGCGCCGGGATCCCGTCGGGATCGGGCCGGAGCTGGGCCGGCTCCCCCGCCCATTCGGACAGCCAGTCCGACAGCCCTGCCAAAACCCGCCCCGCGAGCGGGAGCACCGTGAGCCGGAAGAAGGCCCGGTTCGCCTCCTGATAATTGGCGTAGGTCGCCTCCCCCGGTATCCCGAGCATCATCGGCGGCACGCCGAATGCCGTTGCAATCTCCCGCGCTGCGGCCTCCTTCGTGCGCTGGAACTCCATGTCGGACGGGCTGAACCCCATCGGGCGCCAGTCGAGACCACCCTCCAGCAGCATCGGCCGGCCGGCATTCCTCGCGCCCTGGTGATGCGCTTCGAGCTCCGTCTGCAGGCGCTCATATTGATCCTGCGTCAGATGCCCATGCCCCTCCTCGCCGCGATAGACGATGGCACCGGAGGGGCGCGCAGCGTTGTCGAGGAGCCCCTTCGACCAGGCCGAGGCCGCGTTGTGCACATCGAGCGCCGTTGCCGCGGCCCTGAGCGGAGACAATCCGTAATGATCGTCCTGCGGATGGAAACTCCGGATATGGCAGACGGGCCGCGGCGCGTTCGGTGTCCACTCGAAGCGATGCGTTCTGCTGCCGACGTGGTAATCGAAAGCCTCCGGCCACCCCGTCGTCCCGGGCACCACGCTCATCCGGTCGGACCGCAACACATGCAGCTCGAGCGGCAACGTCGCCTCTTCCGCGCCCGGCACCGCCTCGACATACGCGTTCCCGGTCAGCAGCAATTGCCCGTAGAGCGCCTCCAGAAGCTCGGCCCCGCCCTGCCCCGCATTCGGGCGCCGCATCAGATCAAGGATCGGATGCGTCTCGTAGCGCCGCTCCGCATCCTGGCACAGGACCGGCACCGCCGCCGCCGCTTCCGCGATCAGCTTCACCGCACGGAATGCGATGGGATTTCCCAGAAAACCCGCCCGTGTCAGTGCCGGCACGTCTCGCGACGTCCAGGCCGCCCCACCGACCACCCCCAGCGGCCACCGGGCCGCCCGCGAGGCAGCGGATACCTTGTATTCGGCCGGCTGCGCCCCGCGCCGCCGGATCCTGTCCCAGATCATATGTCGCTCCTTGGCTTGAGGGTCGCTCACAGCGTGCGGATGAGTGGCCTCGACCGGTCGGACGCCGGCCGGATCAAGAGCTCGTGGATCGCCCAGACCAGCGCATCGAGCCGGTCCGGGCTGCCGCTGCCCTCCCAGCCCGCGACCGACATCCGCGTCATCTGGTCCTCGAGCTCCGAGAATTGTCCGACGTGGTGCACGCGCCCCTGCTCGTAGAGCGCGGCGACCGGTTCGGCTCTCGCGCTCTTGCCACGGCTGGCATGAACGGCCCGGAACGGCAGGAGCGGATCGATCCCGTGCATTACGGTCCGCACCATGTCCCCGCCCTGGTTCACCTCCGCCACCAGCCTGTCGGCGCCGTGGCGGCGGAAGGCCGCGATGGCGGCGACGGCCCAGCCGGTGGGCGTCTTGCCCTTGACCGTGCAATCCTCCAGCATGAATGCGCGCCACGTGTGCGGCGGACCCTGCATCTGGACGCCGGCGACGATGATCCCGCAGGCATCGGACCCCGGCCCGCTGCCCGCCGGGGGATCCACCGCGACAACGATCCGGTCAAGAGTGGGCGCCTCAGACATCCGCACCCCGTCGAGCCTCGCATGCGTCCAGAGCGCACCTTCCACCTCCTCCAGGAGCTGCCCGTCAAGCTCCTGACGGCCGAGCCGCGTGCCTGCGTAACGCCGCTCGATCTCCGCCATGAAGGATCTCGCGAGGTACGGCGCGTTCGCCGAGGTCGGCGCGTGGGTCATCACGGTCGACTCGCGTTTCAGTATGTCCCGCAGGACCGGCACGCTCCGCGGTGTCGTGGTCACGCATTGCCGGGGATCGTCCCCCAGCCGAAGCGCGAATTGCAGCATGTCCCAAGCGTCCTCGGCGCGCTTCCATTTCGCAAGCTCGTCCACCCAGGCCCCGTCGAATTGCGGACCCCGCAGAGCTTCGGGGTCATGCGCCGAATAGGCCGTCGCCGTCGCGCCGTTCGGCCAGACGAGGCGTCGCCGCCCTGCCTCCCAGGTCGGCTCCCGGTCATGCGGCGAACAGGCGAAGATCCCGCTCTCGCCGAACACCATGACATCCCGGACCTGATCGAAGGTTTCGCCGATCAGCGCGATGCGCCGGCATGGCCCCGGCGTCTCGGGCTCGGCCCCCTCCACCTGGGCGCGCACCCATTCCGCGCCCGCCCGCGTCTTTCCTGCCCCCCGGCCGCCGAGAATGACCCAGGTTTTCCAGTCCCCCGGTGGCGGCAACTGATGCTCATGTGCCCAGAATTCGAAGACCCACGGCAATCCGCAGATCGCCTCCTGGCTCAGGCTTTCAAGAAATGCCGCTTCCAGGGCGCTCCCCTTTGAGGCGAGCCAGGCGGCGCCCGATCTCCTCTCTGACTTTGGCGAGGTCGATTGTTCCGCAGGTCCCTTCATCCGTTCCCCCCTTGATGCGAGCACCTTGCGCCGCCGTGTATCGCCCCAGTTCATCCAGCAATCCGGCAGCCCGCCGGATCTCGGCGATGGAGCTGCCGAGCCGGCGTGCGCGTTCCGGGTTGCCCGCGTCGATTTCGCGAACGATCTCCGTCAGCTCCTTCGCATGGCTCCTGAACCGGATCGACGCACGTGCGAGTTCTTCGGCCGGATCTTCCGATCCGCCGGTCCCCTCGTCGATATTCAATGGAAAGCTCCCTTCTCGAAGGCGCCGGAGGAGGTGTGCAACAACGAAAAAAGCGGCGAGACCGTCTCCGGTCTGCCGCTTGCCCATGTCGTCCAGCTTGCCCTTGTTCTACCTAAGGGCGTTCGCAAAGTCAAGCACAATCTGAACGTGTGGAAGGAGGGCACCGTACGGTGCCCCCCATGA